CTAGGTATGCCTTTTTCTTCTGCAAATTCTCTGATAGCTAATGCTGTTTCTTCATTAAAATCAGGAATCATAGTAGGTATTGTTTCTTGAAAATGTTTTAGCTGTTCTTGCCAAGCTTTAGCAGTTTGATCTTCAGCTTGTTTTTGAACTGCTTCAACCATTCCTTCGCGTTGATTACGTGCATTCCAATATTGTTTTTGAACTTGTTCACGTTGGTCTTTAAGTTCATTAACTTGATAGGTATCACCTTCTTCACGAGCAGTGTTAATTTTTCTTTCAAGATCATGGTATTCTTTAGAAAGCTGTTCTTCAGCACTATAAAGCATTGTTGCGGAAGCCTTAGCCATGTTGCTAAGTTCTTGAACTTTTCCATTGTATTCGGCCTCCATTTCTTTACGTGCATCACCAAGTTTACGACCCTCGTTAGAAAGATGTTGTTCGGTAGAGTAACCTTTTATAAGATCACTAAAAGAAACTGCAACATCCTCGCCATCTATTTTTACGAGTACTTGCGCTTCTAAGTCGAGATCATCAGTAGTATATACATCGGCTTCTTGGGTAGACTCGTCATCCGCATCCGTTGCTTCTTCTTCTTCTGTCTCTACTTCTTCTTCATCATCTACGTTATCGGCTTCTTCTGATTCTTTTGGGTCTTCGTCATCAGATTCTTCCGCGTCTAACTGTGGTACTTGCTCATCGGGTAGAGTATCAACGAAATCAGAATTTCGTATGATGTCAGCCAGCAATGCCTCTTCAGTTTGACTTTGTTCCATTGCATTAGAATCATCCAATTGGGTAGAGTCTTTTTGTGCTTCTGGATTATCCATTATTACTTACCTCCTTTTTAACGGGGTGAGCTTTAATCTTTTTTGAATAACGATCGCGCAAATTGTGTAAGCTAACTAATACCTCTGCATTAAGTTTTGCTTTACCAGCGCTACGCATTGAGTCATACTCAAGCGTTTCAATCATTGTATCATAATTCTTTACTAGTTCTTCGTGATTAATTTTCCGAACTGTCATCGTTGTCCTCCATAAGGTGCGGTACATTTTTACCGTACATCTCGAAGTCGGTCATTTTCTGCTTAACACTACCTAGTGCCATTGCAGAAGCGTAGAGAAACTCTCGAGATTTTGTTTCATGTGACTCCGTCTTGAGCCATTCAACAAAGAAGTCTACTAGGACTTCCCCATATACTTCATCAAAAAATTCATCCCTTTCTTTGGCAGCAAAGTGGCCTCTAACATGCGCCCTTCGCGCTAATTCTTCGGGATGAATTTTATGATTACCGTATGATTTATCGTTACTCAGCCTCTTCTCAGCTGTCTTGCGGTATTTATCCATATTCTTTATACGCGATGATGAATGTAAATTCGCTCATCTGTCTGAGCCGCTGTACCATGCGCAGTTTTTACATTTTCCATTACACAAGCACCATGTCCACCGACATGTGTATAATTAAGAAATTCTTTTGCTGGAACTTTAATGCCTTTATCAGATGCATTAATTGAGCCAGCGCATTTAAGATCAAGTGTAATTACAGAGTCTGTTTCATTTGTAAATACAACTGTTTTATTACCTGAAGTACTTGTTACTGCAGTACCAGCCTGAGTGCCGCCTACACCAAGTTTACTAATTGTTGAGTGTGCCATTCTGCATAGCCTCCTGTTGTGGTTGTTGTTGCGGTGGGTTAATTATTTGCCGCGCCAACATTATGATTTGATCATAAGATGGATGCTCTGGCAATGTCGCACCTTCTTTAACTGCCTTAATAGCAAGGTCAGCCCATTCTTGAAAATGTTTATCAATGGAAACTGCTAATTGCTTAGAGTTATCATCCATTGTATTTTTAGCTTGAGCAATTGTGTAATTTACATTTGCTTCTGATAATGCTGCTTCTGCAGCTTGTTTACGTTCTGTAAGTTCTTTTTCAGTTTTCTTTGCTTTACTTTGTTCTTCTAGAACTTGAGCTGCCTTTTGTCTAAACTCATTTGTTGTATAATCTTCAAGAAAATCATTACTATCAATATTCATAGCTTCAATAAGTTTAGTTGCAAGAACTGCTGGTGCTTCTGGTTTTATTACCATTCCTGATCCTTGATCATTAAGAGAAGGTAATATTTCTGCACCTATTTTTCCTAGCTTTCCAATTAAACTAGCATTACTATTTTCTCCTATGTCTAAAAATATTTCAACATCCATTTTAGAAGGTAAGGTATCCATGTTAATAGTTCTATAAACACCATCTAAATTATAAGACTGTTGTCCTTTCATATTTTTAACCATAGTTTCGTATATGCCACTAATCAACCGCTTAAATCCAGTTTCCGCAAATCTACGCGCGATATGCTGGATTCGTTTTTGTGCTGCTGATTGAACAGCGCTAAGCTTTTGCTCGGAGTTTCCTGATACATAAAGAGTATCATTAAGTCCTTGCGCGGCCTTAGACATTCCTGTAGCTTGTTCTTTAATAAGCTGTAAGTGTTCTAGTACTGCACCCGTACCTGTTGAAATGGCTTCGGGTGGTAAAGCGGCTACTGCCGCAGTGGGATTACCATTTGTAGGTATGATTTGTTTTGGCTTCATATTTTGAAGCGCACTAAAATCTACTACATTAGGGTCTGCTAGTTTTGGACTATAGTTAGTGAGATAAGTATTTTCTACAAATCCACGAAGAATTGCTGTACTAGCTAATGTACTGCTTCTTGCAAAGTCTGCCATAGACAAACCAAAGAATTCATGTGGAATATCAATTGGAACTATCGATGCCATAGGCACAAACTCTGAATCTTCTTCAAATAAGATGTGATTGTCTACTGTTATAAAATGTTTTAATTCAGCAATACCATCACCATCACGATCTACTCTTAGCCAAGATTCAGTCAGTGTGACTTCTCTATTTGCTTCTGAAACACTATCAGTTCTTGAGGATTGAGAACCTTGCCAGTATCTTTGGCCTGTTATTTCTTTTCGTGCCGCTACATCTTCACTATATTTACCTGCACCTAACCATTGTACACCGTCTCCGAGTTCATTCCATTCTTCTTCAGTGAGATTATCTGCCCATTCAGGATAATATTTTCTTAAATCAGATCTTGATACATCGGTTTGTATACCTACAAAATTAGCATCTTCAATATCTTTTGCATCTTCCGAAATTCTAAACGCTTCCGGGGGTACTAATTCTAGTTTTATTCTGCTTTTATCTATTTTCTTTCTGAGCCTAACATCAACATACGATACTACATCCGCAAGTGGATTGAGCGTTAGCTCGCCGACGATTTCTAAATTTTCATCTGCAAGTACTTCATCAAGTTTAGCCTCATCAATCTCTTCGTATTCTTCCATTACATAGTCAAAATCTTCAATGTAGTCCCATCTTAGAACTGCATTTTTCCAAAGTAAAGAAGACTTCATCCATGATTGTAGTATTTCCCAACCTTTATTCTTTTTAAAGATACAATAATTGACTAAGCTGCTTGCGTCTTTTGCTATTTTAAAAGAGTTAGGTGTTTCATCGTAAGGTACGAATCGAGCGATTTTATTATTATTTAAAAATAAGTCTGATAATACGGCAGTATAAGCTTCAATAACTTCTGTGGTTCCCGTATCAACAATTGTGCTGACACCTTGCGGTGATAAATGATCGTAAGGAACCCCTGCGTATTCATAGGTTGCCTTTAAACGTTCTCTAGTTAAATCAGAACTATTTAGCCAATCACCTGCAGAGTTCATAATACCTTGCTCAATGATATTGACTAGCTGTTCATCAGTAACTTTTTCTTTAAAACCTTGCTGCGCCATCAGTATTTTCCATCATTGCTATTACCGCTGTAAATAGCTTTACTACCTTCCATTGCTTTTTGATTATACACTCCCGGTTGTGACAAAGGCGTTTTACGCTCTGTTGTCTTTTTGGGAGGCGCTACTGGTTTTACTTGTTGATATCTTCCTACTTTCATTTACCGCTCCTGGGTTTATGTATGCGTCTCTTATTTCTTGTAGTGTTCTGTTACAGCCTATGCAATAAGTATTTGTTTCATCTAAAGTACAAACCTTAATGCAAGGACTTACCACTTAACTTTAGCTGCCCAATAAGCTGCGCTCATCGGACCTTTATTAATATTCTTTTGATGCCTAGCTCTCCACGCTTTATTTCTTGCGCTTCCTTTAGGGCTTCCTTTAGCGCCTTGACTACCAAATCTAATAAGCTTTGGTTTGCCTGTTGCTGGATTTCTAACTGCTACAGCATGTGACTTTGTAGGATGGTTAGGTGTTCTTTTAGGTTTATTAAGACCACTAAACTTTTCACCGCCAACTTCAATCATTTATTCCTCCACAAAGTCTACAATAATGTATTTATCGCCTTCTTGTTTTAAAGACACTTTTTCTTTTTTACAGCTATATAAATGTCCTGATCCTACGTTTCTATCAATTCTACGTTTTACGGCAAGACAATCTGATAGTTTAAAGTGTGGTGTCCATTCTTTAGCTTCACCACCGAGCGTTAAAAATAAAACAAAAAGAGTCTCTACCATTATTTAGCTCCATTATGTCTCATAGTTTCGATGTGTGATTCTAAATTAGTTATTCGTTTTTCATAAAACTCTAATGTAAGCTTTTGTTGTTGATCATATGGTGCTTTACCACTTTCAATATCTGTTTGTAGTTTTTCTAGCTCACCTGTAATATGCTCTATTAACATATACTGTTCACTATCTGCAGGTAATACACCCATTTCACCCCGTGGCCATTTAATTCTAAATTCTGTATTTTGACCTACATCTGCGTCCATCATAGTAACATTAGTTTCTATTTTATTAAGACGCTCTATAATTCCAAAGTATGCCCATGTAGCAATACTAGCTGCTGCTATAAGGCTAATCATGTTTTTTAAAGGGAGTGCAACTTCTGTGTTTTCATTAACTTTAGGCATTATTCGACTCCTAGAATTCTAGACAGTCCGAACACTTCCATAAGCATAAAAGTAAAGAAAAGTAATAACACGCCACCCGCAATTAGTTTACCGCTAAAGTTTGTACTGCCTATTTTAATAGCTACAAATTCGTTACCTAGTATTCTTAACACAAGCTCAAAACTATTCTCGCCAACACTAACCGATACTGGTTTTACGCTGCTTTCGCTGGATTTATCCCCATCCATTTTCCCCACTCCTGATAATAGTGCCTCATACCTACCTCATCGTGAATGGTGTAGTTCTCATGACGACCATGTAATATGTTTCTGTTTTCAGTTCCCTCACGCATAGTCGTACCTTGACCAGCGACACCTATAAGGTCTTCGTGTAGGTTTCTACCGAATGGACCCCATATACTGTTGTGGTGTTTGATCCTCGTTTCCCTGTCTTCTTTAGAATCCGACTTAAGGCCATATCCACGAAACTCAATAAGAACTTTGTTTGGACCAAGAGGTGTAACACTATCGCTTCTATAAGCGCTACCCCGAAGATTAAAATTATATCCGGGAAACAGATCCACCATATACCACTGATTGGGAGGGAGGTTAGGGAAACTAAGCTCTCCTCGATCCTGAAAGCCATCGTATTCCTCGTAGTTAACTGTGAAGCTGCTGACGTTGACATGTCCGTTATCGAAAGGTATATTTTTTCTAGCAAAGTATTCATCGTTAAACCCCGATACACGATTAAAATAATGCATGAAGTCGTGATAAAACTCTGAATTAGTGTCGTGCCATAGCTTGTAGTTAGTGTCTATTATTGCTTTATGGTAGTGAAATACCTCTAGTGGCTCTGTGTCTATTGCATCTTTAATACAATCAAATGCGCCACCTAGCCATTCGTCTAATGATTGAGTAGGATTATCGTCTAGTGTTACCCACACCATACCACCGTAACCTACTTGACTGTGTAGTCGATCCCCGTTAATTTCTGTTGTTTGTCCTGAAACTCCATGTAATCCGCTATTCTTGTACGCGACTATACCGTTTTTAGTTTTTATAACGGCAATAGGCGTATGCGCTATAGTTGAACTTCTGTACCAATCTTCGTCAATAAGCTCACTCTCATGGCACACAGGCACCCACACCTTAGAAAAAATATTCTCTAGTTCTTGACTGTATAAGTCCCAGTCCGAGTATATCTTAGAGCTTATATATTCTACTTTAGGTCTTTGTGTCCACTTTTTGTGGTTGCGTGGCGGCATGTGTCTCTCCCTTATGTTCGTGGCCCATCCAAATTCCGAACACGCCTGTCATGACTCCCATCACGACTGATACAAAAGCAGATTGCGAAGCTGTGGGCGTTGACAAAGCCATAAACCACTCTGCGCATCTCCAACTCATAACAGTACTAGCCAACATCATAAGTCGTGGGAGTATTTTCCATTTAAGAAAAGTTTCTACTGATATCATTAAAAGTAAGTATTAAGTAATTCAAGTTGCCCATGCCACTTTCCTAACTTTTTTAACTCTCCCTCTATTGCGTCTATGACATCACTGTGTTCACCGATGCCTGTAGAACTGTTTAAGTATACCTCTATGTTTGCTGTGTGTTTAGCAATGTGTCCTTCAGCATGTTTAATAAGTGCATCTCTTATAATTGATTCTGTCATCGTATACGTGGCCTCCTCACTTTGGTTTCCACAGGTGCAGGTTTTGGTTTCACTATCGGTGTCGGTATTACAGGTACATTCTTTGTTCGTATCTCGTTCCATTCTGCCTCCGTGTAATGTCCTATCACTGGACTTTTATACTTAGTGTTTCTATGTCTTTGTTTTATTCTTTTAAAATCAAAATATCTTTTCATAAGGTGGGCTTTCCCTACCCCTAGCAGCCCTGACTAGGTGAGGACAACGGTAGTTTACTGTAGAGTGAGTTTATCCAACTCCTCTTGTAACTCTTCGTCTGTTAAATCAGTGGCATCAAGGTTTGTTTGTGTAACATCCTGACGAGACAGTTTTGGTTGTTGATACTCAGCGAGTATACTGGCAACCTTTACAATCTGATCAGTGTCCCCTTCTTCCATAGCTTGTACTAACACATAGTTAAGCGCATGGATAGCGTCTGGTGCCTCATCTCCTAGCTCTTTCATAGCGACAATAGTCTGCTTAGCCAGTTCTCTTTTTTCTTTATTCTTCCTACGTACTTCTAGTCCTCGTTTACGCCATTCATCAGCCATTTCGGAATCTTTTATAGATACAAGATTCTTTAATCCCGGATGATTATCATCTCCCCTTATAGCCATACTGTGTTCTCCTGTTCAAACGAGCCTATTTTTTCTCGCCATGATACTTTATCATCCGTTAATCTGTGCTGGTGGGTTCTGTAGGCTTCAAAGGCAATCGCCAACGCCATAACGGTATCGTCAAAATTCCCTGCCATAGCACTTGTAGAGCCATTATCAGCCGAAACATAAGTTCTCATCTCCCCTATCATAATATCACTTGGGATCCAAAGGTCTGCTTCTTCTACTGCTCTCTTAAGGTTCCCTATTATCATAGGTTTGGTAGAGACAGTAGTTCTAAAACCGGGTTTTCCACCCTCTTCTTCTAAAAGGCTAGCCGCTTTGGTCTGATAGTATAAGTTAACGTAATTCATTTGTTTAAGTCTGTTAAGAGTTGCTATCCCTAGACTATTACTCTCTACTGCCAGTAGTGAGTTATTGAAATACCTGCCAAGATAGAACAAGACATCACCAAAATTACTAGGATCAATAAAATTATCTCTGAATAATGCACAAATCTGCCTCTCTTTGTTTAAAACAACTGCAGTACTGTAATCTTGGCCTACTCCTAGCGCAACATCTGCACCAATTATAAACTTATCGTTAAAATTAGGAGGAATCCACAGTTCTAGGTGGCCTTCTCTGGCATCTTCGAAGTAATTGGTCTGTTCGTCAAAGTGTCTTACGTATTCTGGCGCTTTAACCTGTAATTGATTTATTTTTTCTTGGTCAAAGACAGAATTACCTGTGACTAAAAAGGCTTCTTCAGGAGTTGCTGGAAATTCTTGTCTAAACTTCCGTTCCCCTGACTCTGCTATCTTTAAACGCCGCCAGTATATCTGATCGTTGTCTAAATCATGCCTTTCTAGTAGTTCCCACTCTTCTTCTGTGAGTTCTAGCTCTTCTGGAGCCTTACGTCTGTATTCTGTAGTCAAAAACCAAGGTAGAAAAATAGGAATATACTCATTTTCTCCTCGCATTGCCCCTTGGTACAGCCTGTAGAACTCCCCACTAGCGCCATTTGCAGTACTCTCTAGGATAACCTCTGTTCCCACCTCTTGACTGATCCCTTGGAATAGTCCAGCAAGTATCTGTTCATCAAATTGCCAAAAGGCAACCTCTGATAGGTGTGCAATAGTAGGCGTAGTTCCTCGTCCTGCTTCTTTAGCACCTGCTGTGTACAATCTGTAACCACTTTTGTTGTGTTCGAATAAGATTTCTTTGGCATTAGACTTGTTTAGCGCGGGTGGCTCCTCCATGTTATCGATAATATTACGACTCATGTTAAAAAGAGCATCTGAAGTGGCACTATCATGTGCCATGACGACAGACCTAGTATAGGGGGTGAAGAATGTCTTCCAAAAAACTCTAGCGGCGCAATAAGTTGATATGCCTTGCTGCCTCGCTTTGAGTACGATTGCTCTAACTTTCCCAGTTTCTGCCAGTTGGTCCTCTAATTTCTTGTTAATTATAGACTGTGCAGAGTTAAACTCGAAAGGAACAAACCCTTGGGATGCATTCTTCGTAATAATTCTTATTTGTTCTTTAGAAAATAGTCCGAAGTTGTCCTTATATGCTTGTAATTGTTTACGTTTTTGTAACTCTTTAGCTAGTTCTAGCTTACGTTTATTATTCATAATAGGAGTCCTCTTAATTTTCCTATAAGGGTGTGTTTAATAAGACTTTTTCTTTATGTCTAAAAAAGATGTGGCGCGGGTGTGGGTACCCTTCGGGTTCTCGTGTCCCCCCGTTGCGTGTCGGGCGCTTTCCCGTCGTCTTGTTTTGGAGGTTGCTGTGTCTTCTTTCTTTTCTCGTGTTCTCTTGTCCGTCTGGGTTCTTTCTCCTTTCGGCTGGCCTTGCGGTTCGCTTCGTTCCGTTTGGTTTTCTGGTTGTGGCGGTCTGTGCGTCTACGGTGGCTGGTGTGAGTCCTCAGAGCTTTCGGTTCGGTGTTCTTGGTCTCTTGTTCGCTACTTCTTTTGGTCTGAGGCTCGTGGGCTTCGCTCTACCTCTCGCTTTTAGTTTCTCCCTGCCTTGCCTCGCCTGCCTTCGGGTGGGCGGGGTCTTTTTTTTTTGCCTGAAAGGAGGTGAGTAATTTGTTCATTGAATATGACGAGTCCCTGTCTGCATTGATGAAAATGACAATCAGCAAGGACTATAACGGTCTCTTTGAGGCGCTTGAAGCGTTAGACTCTAAAGACCCGAAGATCCCATTCGTGCTTGGCATGATCGAATCTTTGTCAGGTCTCAAATTCGAAATGGTAGAGTAGCCAACAGATTAGACCTTACGGGGTCTGATCGATTGGACACTTGTCCAGTGTCACCACACGGTGGCATAAACTCCCAAATCTCTATGAAAGGAGAATATCATGGGACAGTTTAAAGAACTCGCGATCATTGAAACAATCAAGGATCAAATGGAGTACGTTCCAACCGTTGCACTGCTCAATGGTCAGCCGGGACAAATCGTGCCGCGCTCACAGCTTGGGCCAGTGGTGATTGCTCAAGCAGGCTACACGCCACGCTCGAACCGTCAACAGGTGACGATTGTGTTGACCAACGGAAGGCGTTACAAGTGTAATGCTGATGTCTTTCCGGGTGGTGAGGGCTTTCCGCTACAGTTCATTGATGCGTTAACTACGTGTCAAGCCTCTGCGGAGAAGGTCATGCTTTACGTTGTGAAGGATCCTGATCCAACGCGGTATGCAGCTCGAGACTATTTCTGTGGAGTGTCTCTAGCTTCCAGAACAGAAGAACTAGAAAGCTTCTAACTAGCCTTCAGGGTAGCACTCTACGGGGTGCTATCCGAAAGGACAGTTGATCCTAGAAGGAGGGTAAAATGAGTAAAGAAAATCTAAAAGCATGGGGCGATGAAATGTGTAATGGTGGCATACTCACATTCGAGGATATCACTGAAGGGATGGATCTAGCCACTCTCGGTACACTCTCAGAGCATCTGAATGTTACCATGTTAGTAGCATACTTCGAACAATGTGTCCACTGGGAAACTGGTGGGCAGAAAGAAGAATGGCTTGACAAGTACTATAATGTCGTAGCCGAGAACCAAAGAAAGGAGTCAATGCGTACTACTGGTGCATAATTAGGCACACTTTGGGAGTATTTTCGGGTTTACGTGAAGGATTTACTCTCGAATGTGCGTGATTGTGTGTGAATGTGAACCAAATAAGACCAATCTGTAACTATTAAAGAAGGAGCCATGTTATGTGGACAGGACTTGCAACTCAAGCTATGAAGGATTTCGGAGATCACGTAGCTAATGAACATAGAAACGAAAAGAATTGTCAAGCAATCGGTAATCATGTCATAATGACTGCTTGGAGGAATAAAGTGCTAAACGAAGACGTACAACTAACTCGTAAAGGTACAGAACGTGTAGCTGGGTTCACTGGTAAACGAGACTATAGGAGGGACTTCTAATGCTAGAAATGTTTGTTACGTATCTTGTCATCTTCATTATAATAGGATAAGGAATATTCAAAATGATAAAGAGAGACTTTCACAAAGAAGAAGTTATTGCTTGGGTGATCGTAATCATCTGGGCATGTATCGTACTCATCTCAAGTTTATAAGGAAACTTCAAAATGATAGAACATCTTGTATTCGGTATTGTAACAGGAGTTGTAGTAGTAACAGCAATTGCTATAACTGTATGGTCATGTGCAGCGTTTGCAGCTGTAATTAACGATTTCTTCAGGAGGTGGTAATGACACTCACAGTAAAAGAAATATTAGACGCTTGTAGACAACTTAGTCCAGATCTACGTAGAACCATCTATATAACCTTGATGGAAGAAGAAGCTGATGCAGAATACGTTAGAGAAGAGGAGACTCAAAATGAAATGGAAAGACATTGATCCGTATAAGTCGATGCTGAGAATACCACACTCGCATTTCCCAAACTTATTTCTATCTATATCTAACATAGCCGGAGTAACGGAAACGTGGCCGGGATCACTAGATTGGGAAGGAAAAGATACATGGTTAAGCAAGGATCCCAAGAAAGCCTTTGACTCAGAAGAACTAGCCACACACATAACAATGTTCAATGCTCAAATGTGGCAGTACTGGAAAAGAGAAAGTGAGTAGCACCTAATATAGTTCCAACTCGGGACTATATTTCGAGACACTCATGTCTCTAACCTGCTATGAAAAGGAGTCATATCATGGCAAACGAACTAAACTCAAAACAAACTATCATTCGTGATGTTACTGTAAACTACGCAAAGGTTTACAAACCTGAAACAAACAAGTTCGGTAACACAGAATTCGATATTCAACTTGAGTTCGATAAGTCACGAATAAACGAAATGGCTATGTTTGGTAATCCAAGACCACTACCAAACGGTAACATAGCTATTAACATTAGCCGTTCTGAAAAGAATAAGAAAGGTGAATTCGCAAAGATACGTGTTGTTGATGTAAACAAAGAACCTTTCGATAAACCAATTGGTAACGGTTCAACAGCTAGCCTCATCGTATCTACGTATGATGCACCAATGGCTAAAGTACAAGCTAATCCGGGTCGTAAAACAATCCTAATAGCTGTACAAGTACTCAATCATGTTGAGTATACTCCAGAGTCTACTGTTGACTTTGACGTTGTAGATAGTACTGCTACTGCAACCCAACAAAACATGGACTTCTAATCAACTAGAGGGGTAGCTAATACTGGCTACCTCTCAACTCTTGCAGAAAGGAATACGTCATGTCATTAAACGATGTGAAGATTAAAATAAGAACCGACCTATCAACAGGAATGTTCGCCGAAGCACAACGTGTAGCTGCACGTAGGCATCTTAAACAACTCTTAGCCAACTTACCTAAAGGCTCTAAAGCTCTTATATCAGGTGGAGCGCCTAGAGATTGGCATCACGGATGGGGTTGTAGAGACGTTGACATCTTCTTTCAAAGCACAGATATGTCGTACGTAGAGTCTAAAGCAGAACCACTACGTAATAGCTACTACAACGGCTACGGCTATGAAGAGAACGGTATCATGTCTGTACATGAATATCCTATCCATCAAGGTTGCCTAAAGTACCGCAAAGTACAGCTAATACGTACTGTAGGAGATCCTATGGACGTGATACGTAACTTTCCAGTAAACATGTCTAGAATATGGATGGACGCCACTGGTAAAATAATGGCTGATTATCAATACCAATGGGGATACAACAGCCGTATAATAAGCCAAGTAAACCACACTCAATGGGTATATCCTTACATAGATAAGATACTAGGGCGTTACTCAAGGTATGGATTCCTACCTATCAATTGGGATGGGCGTAGAGAAGAAGAGGAACAACTGTAATGATCATAAACTACTCTGAAAGTGACACTCAATTAAAAGTCACTTACAACCGTACAGACTACTACGAAGGCTCTGCCACATTGGATTTCAAATCAGATGCAATGAACAATGCCCGTTGGGAAACCCATGGTTATGAGTATGAATACTTTAGTCTGTACACAGAAGACTTAGACGCTATGGAGTTTGCAAAGTCACTCAAAGAATACACTGACAAACCCCTGTGTACCTTCAATGACCAAAGAGTTAGTTATCACATACAACTATCAGACAAGGACGGAGGACATCTGATAGTGACTATAAACTACGAACCAAACGAACTCGTATACTGTTGTGATCCTTTCGATGGTGAAAGTAATCTATCAATCAGCTAAGAGGAAAGCTATGGAAATTCTATTTATACTGATACACAAATTCGGAGCATTTATGATGCTAGGTGCAATCATCTACTATGCGTATAAAATATGAAAGGAAAACTGTACGCAATGATATGTCTACTGTTAGTCTGGCTACTGCTATTTCTATTTCTAGCTCGTCTAGCCGATAGTAGCGTTAAAACACACCCTTATAGGGGGGAACTAAATCCCTACTATAAGGATACCCTTAAGTACCCTAAAAGGAGTAGCATAAGATGAACAAGAGCAGACCAGCCTTCTTTCTAGTATACTCAGAGCAAGAACACAAAGGCGAATACCACCTATACATTCGAGGTCTCTTCAGCTGCTACGCTAAAGCCTTCACTGAAGCTATCAGGCTCACTAAAAGAGAACCCTACGAAGGCTCAGAGCAACCAGACTATACAATACTTCACGAGAAAGAAGACGAAGTACGACTAATTAACAACAACTACGAAAACGATGACAGCACTCATGAGGAGATAGTCATCGGTCGTCAATACGTTCAGTAGAAAGGAACAGCACTATGCGTAGATATGGATTAGGAGACGACTATAACCGAAGAGTTCCCAGTATGTATTTCTTCTACCGCAAGGAACTGAGAGAAGCATACGAAAAGGACGACACGGACAGAGTAGAGTATCTTATCAAAGACCTACCAAAAGATATCTACCTCGCTCTTGTCAGAGCAGGAGAAATAGAGACTTCTGTGGACAAATCAAGAGAAGAATTACACATAAAACCTGAAGAGGTAATCAGAGCCACTCTAATTGTGCTAGAGAGTAACAACTTACTCATTCAATGGCCCAATAACAAAGACACGGAATCAATGATAGTAAGCATACTAGATATAGTAGCTAAAACCATAGATGGAGAAAGCCATGAAGAATAAAGTCTCATTACACTTAGAAAAAGAAGGACAATTACTCTCACACTTAGGCTATTACAATAACTTAGATGATGCCAAAGCACAGGCAGATTCAATTGGTCTTCTGCATGAAGGCTGTGAAGTAATCGCTGAGTGTGAAGGACGTTCTTATCTTCTCACAGACGATTGGGAAGAGTTAACAGACGAATACGAAGAAAATCAACCAGACTGGGAACAAGAATGGGCAGACTTTGGGGAGGTATATGACGATGACCCCAATCATATATAAATGGGCATTGGCTTGTCTAGGTTCAATGTACCCTGAAACGGTGGAGTTAGAAGTTGACAGTGACCACCAATACTTATCTCATTGTCATGTCGCAGTAACTGAGAGGGCATTTAACAATCCTCAACAACAATGCTTTTGCATAGAAAGAAGAGACAATGCTAGTACAAACTAATGACGCAGTATACCCAAACATGGACAAGCTAGAAGCCTGTGGGCTAATACCCCATTGGGTAGCTGACTATACACTGGGTAATAACGAAACAGACTTGAAAAAACACTTGGCAAAGTGTTATCAATTCGGTTTATACGAAATGGGTGGTGAAGTAACAGAAGACGGTACTTACCAGTATCCCGAAGACGATGACTTACCTTGGATAGTAAAGATGCATACACCTGACGGTATACTGTATCAATACCTGTACGGCATTGTAGCTATCCCAACTAAAGACGGTTACTTTGTAACAAGGATGGACTAATGCAGCAAGTAAAATACGTTAAAGACAAAGCTAAGTCTGATAAGTGGAATGCTAGGACATTAGCTAAGTCACTCGCTAAACCAGATATAGTTATTATGTCTGTCAAGTCTTGTAAAAACTTTATCACCTTTGAGTACAAAGAAAGGACTACTGATGCTTAAACGCATACACATAAACCAACATGTTATCAGAGCCAATCACAAGAATGACGAGCGAAACCCCGTCATAACTGTGAAGTCTGGCAAAACAAATAACTATGCACACGAAGTGCAGGTTAAGGGGCCGTGTAAAGTAATATACAGCCCCGACAAGCCTCTATCTTGCGGAGCTAAAGTATGGATAGAGACATATTCACCCGTAGACCTTATAGAAAGGAAAGTATAATGCGTACTATAATTGGACATCATCATTGCAATTGGGCAATTAAAGTATATGGCGAAGTAAAAGAGATCGTAGATAATGGC